TAGGTGTTAGACCATATTGACTACCATAAAAATTTTTCATAGCAATAGATTCAGGAGATTGTTTAGGTAAAATTTGTCCCAGAAGATTACCAGGAGTTAAAAATTTAAGTAGTTTCATAATACCTGATTCTTCTTTTTCACCTGTTAATGAATCTACTTGTTCAACATCTTCTTCATTAGCAACACCATAAGAAGTATCAATACCTAAATTTTGTAAAGGCACCTCTTGCCTGATGTTTTTTTGTAAATTTGTAGGAAATATGCTTTGAAAATTTCTTGGATCAAATGGATTAGCTTTCATTTGATTCTCTTCAATTATTTGGTCAACTATACTTTTGTTTTGAATATTAGGATCAAACTTCATAAGCTGATCAGTTACATTAATAAATGGATTATTATTTATCATTGGTAAAGCATTAGTAGAATTTACAATACCTGTTTGATTACCTGTACTAAAAGGTGCTAACAATTGTTGTAATCTTATCTCGTCTAATGTTGCCATTTTATGCTAATCCTCTAGATCTTAATCTAATTTGTTTCTCTTCTTCAGATAATAAAGCATTTTCTGTTGTAGTCAATCCTTGATTTAAGGCCCCTGATGCCTGAAGCGCTGCAGTTTGAACCACTTGTTGATTAGGCATTGGTGTAATAGGTAATTGACTTAACTGATCTCTAGTAGATTGTTTTAAAATATATTCATCAGGGTTGATTTTAAACTCTTTATTTAATCTTTGTTTATAAAGTTTTTTTTCAATTCTATCTATTACTTTTTGCACTCTTTTATTTAAAGGATTTGGAATTTTCTTTTCTTTAGCTAAATCCATGTAAGCTTGTCTCATATTTTTAGAAACTCCAAAAGGTATAAATTTATTTTTTTTAATACTATAGTAATCTTTTTTCATACCTCTTTTTGCAAATATTTCTGCTATTTCTTTATCTCTCATACCTAAAACTTTAGCTGCATCATAAGTTCTTCTCATTGAATTAAATGTTTCAAGTCTTTGTTGGTTAGCTAAAATGTATTGTTGAATAATCTGATTATCATCTGTAACAGGATCTCCACTTAAAGTACCTTTAAAAATTAATCTTCTTTCATCACGAGTAGCTTGTTGAAAATCTTGAATTTTAAAGTTCATAGTTTTTGGAATATCTAGAGGCACTTCTCTTGCACCGAAAAAACCCATTAACTCATCCGGTATTTCATATAAAGTTCCACCAATAGTTTGACCTGTAGATGCTTTATATAATCTTTTTAATTGTGGAAATGAACCTGGAGATAATTTGTATGCTACGTGTTTAAATGAATCTCTTAATTTATTACCTAGAGGATCTCTAGGATTCCAAACTCTATTACCATTATCATCAATACCATTTCTTGTAAAAATATCCATCACTGCTCCAAAGTAAATAGATTCACTTACAAAAGGTTGAACTGCTTTAGCAAATGCACGTCCCATTCCTTTAACTATACCTTCTAATAATGGAGCTTCATCTAATTCATCGACTTTATTTACTGTAGCAACTACAGGAGCTGTCATAGTATCATAAAAAAATCCATGAGAAAAATCTATGTATTTGTATTTACCATTTTCATAAACAGGTAGAATTGTATTATCTTTAGACCAATCAGGTACAAATTCTCTTATGGCTGCTAATTGATCTCTTGTTATACCATAGAGTGCTCTAAAACCTTCCACAGCTACAATAGGTGCTGTAATATATGTTAATGCTTGTCCTGTTAATCTTCCTTTTCCAATAGGTGCAAGTATAGGGTCTTTGGCTTCTTTAATACCTCTAGTTAAATTATTAGTTCCTGTTCTATAAATTTCAGATGGGAAAGATGCAAAGTTTCCAAGTGGAGATCTTCTAAATCCTTTTACAACATCAGATACATAGGCGTAATTTGGAATAGTTTCTCTTACAATTTTAGCTGCTTCTTTCATAAAGAATATATCATCTGGCATTTTATTAATTAAACCTTTTCTTAATGCAACAGTATAAGCATCTTTTAATTTAGCTCCTTCTCCTAAGAAATTAAATACTCTAAAAAAATCATCACCACCAACATATAATTCTTGTGCAACATTATATAAAGATTTTATTCTTTTGGTTCCTGTATTTAAAATTCTATTCATAAAACCATCTATAGATGATTCTTTACCTCCTTGTACAATATCAGAAATAATTCCTTCTACATCTCTAAAAGTTGTACTTTGATTAGTAACACCTTCCTCTAATAAAAATTTATATAACTGTTGATTTTCAGGTGTATTTCTATATTTAGGATTACCGGTTGATTTGTAAAGTAGCTGAGGTTGAATAGCTCCTGTAGACTGTTTTATATAATCTATAAATTTTCTAGGGTTACCTGCAAAATATAATAAATTACCATTATGTAACGTTGTAAAAAAGTTAGATGTAAAGTTTCTTATTTGAGTTACAGGACCCAAAACAGTTTTACCAACTTGTGTTAAACCTTTTGGTATTAAAACTAAATATCTATACATAGCTGATTTCATCAAACCAGTTGAAAGTATTTCATCTCCTTGTTTAATTGCATCCGCCCATTCCTTGGTTGTAAATAGTCCATCTAATGGAGATGTGTAAATTTCATCAGATAATCTATTAGGTAATGTTAATCCTTTTGAAGAAGTAATAATATCTTTACCAGGAAAAGCTTGTAGTGCTTCATCATAAGTTTTTCTAAAAACACCTCTACCACCATTTGCAACAGTGATATTACTATTTTTTAATAGATCAGTATAAAATTTATCTCTGCCTGCAATTTGAGCAAGGTCTCCCATTGTATTATAAACTATATTTTTAGCGTTAGTATATTCACCAAATAATTTTTTAAACGCAGTTAAATCAGATACAGTTTGTATTAATCCACCTTTACCATCTGGTTTAAATTTATTTCCTCCTGTAACATTATCTGCAAGATTTTTCATAATAACTCCTTCTTGAGCCATTATACTATTACTTCCTAATGGAAACACTGGACTTTTTTCTATTGGATTTATCTTTACATTTTTAAGTATGTTTTCAACAATATCTCTTGCTCTACCTGCATCAATTGGAAAATTTTGTGCTTGATAATATCTTTGTATAATTTTTCCAACTTGTTCTTTTAATTCATCAGTTGGTTTAAAACCTTTTATTAAACCTTTATTTGCATCAACTATTTTATAATCATTTATTAAAAATTTACTAATTCTACTACTCATTATATCATTAAACTCATCAGCACCTTTACTAATGTTACCGCCTTGTAAAATATCATTTTTAATATTAGCTACTTTAGTTCTAAATTCTACAGCATCTTTAACTACTTTATTAACAGTTTCATCACCCACACCTATTTTTTTCATTGATGTAGTAAAGTCTTGTAATACTTTTTTATTAAAACCATTAAAAGATATTTTACCTTTATTGACAGCATCTTTTGTTTTCATCATAAACTTAGCAATCATTCCAGATGCAGTATCAGGACTAACTGCTTCTGCAACATTTATTGTTTCTCTAGATATTCTTTTTAATGAATCATCAATACTTTTTCCAAGATCATCAGCAGTTAATTTTAATGATGCTTTAGTTCCTTCTAATTTCTGTGTACCTGTAAAAATTGATTCATCTTTAAAACTTCTAGATCTAAATTTAGATGCAAATTTATCTATCCATCTATCAATTCTGGAATTACTAAACATTAAGTCATTGCCTTTTTGTGACATTAACTTTGAAGTAAACCCTTTTATACCAACAATAGCGGGTATAATTGGAAAACCATATTCTGCACCAAATAATAATTTATTATGTAGTTGTCTAAGAGCATCGTCTCCTGCTTCTTCTTTTTTTTCTCTATCTAATTTTGTTGGTATAAAACTTATAAAATCACCAAACGTACCTATATCTTCTTCTTTGGCTACAAGTGCACCTACTCCTAAACCGCCTCCAACAGTAATACCTACAAATTTATCTAATCTAGATAATTTATTTAATTCAGTTGCTTTCTTACCTGCTTCTAAAAAAGTTTTTGTATTTTTACTTGTGTTTAAATAAGTACCATTCTTAATTGCTTTTGTTATAATTGGAGCTATTTGTCTTGCCTTTTGACTTAACTTAGCAACAACAGGTACAGCTGTTTTAGACGCTATCTTACCGGCTCCATATAACGAAACTAATGCTTCTGTTATTTTACCAGTTACTGTTGCGTCAGCTTTTTCTGCTGATTCTTTTTCAATAATACCTAAATAAGTATCTTCAAAAGCTTTATTAAATTTGTATGTTGCACCTTCTTCTACAGGTATGCCCTCTTCTTGCATTGCATCATAAATCAAAGTTCCGAAATTAACTACACCTTTTGGTATTTTTATAAGTCCACTATTAATAGCATTTCCAAAAGACTCACCTAAAGATACTTCATTGTTTTCTTCTGGTGGTAAACCAAGATCTCTTAATGTTTCTTCAATTTTAGGTTCTTTGGTAAATGTATCTTTTACAACTTTTACTGTAGAGTCTACTGGATCTTTAATAAATTTTTCAATCTTAGGCATGATGGCTTTGTCATTTTTTTCTGCCATCTTTTGAACTTCAGATTCAGGTACACCTGCTTCTAAAGCTTTTTGTTCTTCTAATAATTGTTTAGCTTTAAAATAACCTTCTTTTTCATAAACTTCAAAGAAACGTTTGCTTAATTCTCTACCCTCTAAGAATTCTTTTTTAGATTCTTCAGAGGGAGTTATACCTTTTAATATTTTTTTAAAAAAATTTGGTTCAGCCACGTTACGCTCCTATTGGTACTAGCTGATTCCCTTGTCTTTTGAAATATTTATTTCTTCTATAGTCGTAAATAACACCACCATTTTGATATTCAGTAGCATCATCTTCATCTATTTCTAATATACCACCTTCTAATTCTTTAAGTATTTGAGTATCTTTTTTTAAGAAAGGTGTATCAAGATCAATATCATCATATGATATTCCTTCTACTTTACCACTTTTAACATTATTAATTGCGTTAACAACTTCTCTTGCACCATAAGGTGTAATTAGTGCATTACCCGCACCATCAGTTATGTTTATTAAACCGGCCATATCTACTTCAAAACCTTCTTCTTTTTTCTGTTGAGGTGATTTACCTTTTCTATATAATTCTGTTTCAACTAATTTATTTAAAACTGTTTGATAATCTCTACCTGTTTCTTTAGCTATTTGTTTAGCTTTTTCAATAAATGGAGCAATGTCTTCATCTTCCATACTATCTAATACTTCTAATGCAACACCAGTTTTAAGTTTCTTTTGAGATTGTACATTTTTTAATAAACTAGCCACTGGTTTTTCTGCAGCTCCAACTGCAGTTCCAATTATACCACCTGTAGGTGTTTTATTAGCAAGTGCTGGTCCATACTGTAATAAGAATTGTGTTAATGGGTCATCTAATCCTGTACCACCTGAAACAGATTCAATTAAATCTATTCTATTTTGAACATTATCTCTAAAAGTTTGACCACCTACTCCATCAGGATCAGATAAAGCATGATCTTCTCTATCAACAATACCCGTCATAATGCCGTCACCAACATTACCACCTTTTCTAAACATAGGTCTTCTAAATATTCTACTCATATTAACTAAACGCTCTATATACTCCAGCTAGTGTAGCACCCGCACCTAAAGCAGTTTGTAAAGCTGTTGGAGATGGTTGCATTTGAGTTTGAGTTGAACCAGGGTAACCTGCAATTAATCCAGTGATCCCTGAACCCAGAGCCTGTGTAGCTTGAAGTGGTTGATTTAATTGTTGTTGTAATAATTGTTGTTGTGCAGATAATTGTGCTTGTAGTTGAGCTTGGTTAATACCACCTAGTGTAGATAAAGCTCCAACATCTTGACCTAAGAAAGCTTGACCAGCTTGACCTAGTTGTAATTGATTTCCAATATTTTTTTGAGCTAATTGTTGTGCTTGTTGAAATCCTTGTTGCTGTAACTGCGCTTGTAAAGCTGCTCTGTTTCTATCAGATGATGATTGATATTCTGCTCTTTGCACGCCTTCTCTACCACCACCAAAGGCACCGGCTGCAATTGCTGCTGCTGGTACACCTTGTGCACCTTTTTGAGCTTGAACATCAAATCCTTGTAAAGTTGTATCAATGACATCTTGTTGATACGGAGACATAAATTGTTTGTAAGCATTCGGCCCTGCTGAAGCTGCTGCTGCTTGTAAGAAAGGTTTATAACCACCTATACCCGCAAGTGCTGTTGATTGAGCTTGTTGTTGTAATGGACTAAGTCCTGCTACAAATTGTGGACCAAATATTTTTGAAAGATCTGCTTGAGATAAAGCACCTGTTACTTGTTGTAATTGAGTAATATATGGTTTCGCTGCCGCTTCTATAAACTCAGGTGGTTGTTGAACTACTGTTGATACTTCAGCCATTATGCCCTACCATTCTTTTCTAATTGTTTCATCATACTGTACATACGTTGTGCACCTTTATTAACATTACCATCTCCAAATTCTTTTACAGCATCTGCTGTCATTACAAATTCATTGTTTGCTAACATCGCTGGAATGTCATCTGCCTTTTCTTTTACACCAACTGGAGGAATAAATCCACCTGTTTCTCTAAGATCTAATTCTGTAACCCCTGCAGGATTTTGATTTAAAGGCAAACCTTCTATTAGAGAAGCTGCCATAGCATTTTGTTCTGGATTATTAGATCCTTTTGCAAATCCGATTCTACCACCATAAGCTGCTTCTTGTCTATCATCTATACCATTAAAATTTTCATCTATAAAATAATTACTATTATTAGAATTACTTGTTTTTAATTTTTCTAAAATATTAGGATTATTATTAAGTAATTTAGCAATCATTCCTCCCATACTACTATTTTTTGTAACAGGACTATCTCCTGCTTTCATTGAAGCTGAAACTAAACTACCCAAACCGTATTGCATACGGCCACCATAAGCAACGTTTGTTCTATTCATATCTTGATTATACTCTGATAAATCTATTTCTACTTGATCAGCTATAGCTGCATCTTCATTTTCTGACTTAGCAAATGTTCTTTGATTTTTATATGCATTAGTTAGTTTAGCTCTTAATGCTCCAACATCTCTAGTAATACCTTCAGGATCACCTTCTTCTTCAGCTTCATTTAATAATCCACCTAATAAAGAACCACCTGCAAATGCTGCTAATGTACCACCTAAACTTTTTTCACCTGCTTTTTTTGCTCCACCTGAAAATAATGAAGTTATTCCAGGTATAGTACCTACTCTACCTGTTAAATTTCCCATTCCAATAAAAGGAGCGCCACCTCCAAACATAGGTAACATAGGTGCAAAATTTAATGCAGCTAAAGATAGTAAAGGATTTTCTTTTACAGTATTAGCTATACCTTTAATACCAGTCTTAACACCTTTTTTTATAGATTTAACTAGGCTTCCTAAGCCGTATAATTGTCTTGGTTGTAATCCTCGTGATATTGCCATAATTTAAATATATTTATACTGTTAAGCAGGCATAGAATCCTGTAAATATAATACTTTATTTGATTTTTTAACTATCGTCAACAGGTTTTGCGTTCTCTAATAAATCATAAAATCTACCACAATATTGATGGTCACCAACATGAGTTATATTATCTAAAGCATAGATATATATTTCTCCTCCCATATCACCCCATCTTTGACAAAAACCAAAATCTTCACCAAAATATCGTTTAGTCTCTATATCATGTAATGTATCAAATAAGTTAAACATATTTTCTTTTTTAACTTCTTCACCATTTATAACAGTTGGTTGATATATCTCTAATTCTGGATGATTCTTAATCATCTTTTCAATAACTTTTCTTTTAATTAACATACATCCTGTGGGAGCATGAGTTACTTTAATAACACCATGTTCCATTTTTAATTCATTATCTCCTATTTTTAATGGAAACACATGAGCTGATTTTAATACATCATCTTTTGTTTTAATCATATTTGTCTCTTTCATTGTTCTCCACATCTTATCTGTATCAAATGTTTTCATTGGATATGGACAAGAAATAATATCTTTGTCAGCTCCAATCATTTTAAATATAGTGTTTGATTGAAAATCAATATCAGAATCAATAAACAATAAATAATCATAATGATCTTTGTGATTTAAAAATTCAGCTACACATAAATTCCTACCTTGTGTAACTAAAGAAGATTTTAATAAAGTAAAACTAACTAATATACCTTGTTGCATACATTCTTGTTGAAATTTTAAAACAGCTTGAGTGTAATGCATAGATACTTCACTATGACAAGGAGTACAAACCATTATCTTTGCTTTTGGATTATCTAACATAGCACCTATATTAATAGTTTTAACACTAGAGTTTACCTGTTCTATTTTTTCAGTTTGATAAGTATCTGAATTAATGTTTGTTTCTTTTTTTTCAGAAAACCATATTGGTTCATTATTTTGCATTTATTGCTCCTCTCAAAAATCTTGTCCAAGATTGGCCTTTATCTTCCCAATTATAAAATTTATTTACGTAATTTTGTTGCATCTTTAAATGTTCCTGGATATCTGAATTATGAAGCATGTCTGCAGAAGCTTCTATAGCTTGAGCAAATTTCCTAGCTAAACTTTTATAATTATTTGAGTAAGGTATATAAATTGGAAAATCTGCACCTGTTTCATATATAGCACCAAAGTTAGTAGTAATACAATATAAACCCGCTGACATAGATTCTAATAATGATATACAAGATGTCTCTTCCCAAATACTAGGGTATACAAACATTCTATAATTTTTTAAATTTTCTTTAATATATTCATTTGGCTTGTAACCAATATAATTTACATTAGGTAGTTGTCTTGCTTGTTCATATAAAGCTTTATATGATTCATCATTAGCTTCTGCAAAATCTTTTCCATATACTTCACAAGAAGAATAAACATCTAAACTAATTAATGGATTCTTAACTAATTGCATAGCACCTAATAATACACTTAATCCTCTCCAAGGTGTACAGTGATGTACTATTTTTATAGAATCACCTTTTTTATATTGAGTTAAAACAGGTTGTACTTCTTCAATACCATTTTTAATAACTATACATTTCTCTCTAGGTAAATCAAATTTTTTTGTAAATTGTTCAAAGTTCCAATTAGAGTTAAATACATACCAATCGTATTTATGGTGGTTTGATTTATTATCAAACCATGGTTTTAAATTAGGTTGGTCCCATGAATTTTTTTGCCAAAGAATATTTAACTTAGTTGAATGTAATGGTGTTTTTTCTGGTACAGATGTACAAATTTCCACTTGATTAAGTAAGCTAGGTTCTACATGCTTTCTTAAATATTCTAATTGTAACTCTGTTCCGCCTCTAGGATTTTGGTTTTTCATTGTTTTGATTCATTACTTTCTGTAAAATATTTAATCCTTTCGGAGATACTACTACTGTAAGATCTTGTGCAATATGTTCTGCAACTGTTTCAGTATTAGGATCTGCTATATCAGCTTCTTTCTCTGTTTCATCTTTATATACTTTATTAGTTCTAGTATTTCTTAAAACTATTGTTGTTGTACAATCAATTTTTAATACATCTTCGTTAGCCATTATCCATTCTCCTGTGATCTATCTACTAAAGCGTAACCAACTACTACTTCAAGTTTATTAGCGGTTTCTGCTTGAACTTTTATAGCATCTCCTGCTTCTAAATTCAACCCCTGTTCAACAGCATTTACTGTGCTTGTAGCAGGTATATCTTTTCTAAAAAATTCTATGTCTGTACTAGCAGAAGAATCTCTTAAATCACAGTTAGCTAATACAGCTCCTGTGCTATTATTAGATATATACACAGATTTTACAATAGCGATAGATGAGGTACTTATAGTTAAAACAGTAGTCATAGCTGTACCACTTAATATCTTACTAGCGTTTTTATATTGTATAGTCATTAGGATAAAAAGTAATTATATGTATCTTGCTCTTCTTTCAAGTCATTTTGAAAAGCAAAATTAAGTTGGTTTTGTAATGTAGTTAAAGACTCTAATATCTGTCTTTGATTTTCTACATCATATTCTGGTTGCGGTTCAGGTATGTATGCAGTTATTTTAGCCATTATCTTCTTCCATCTGGTTGTGCATCTAATCTTAAAGTTCCATATCTCCAAGTCTCACCAGTACCATCATTTTCTATTTTAATTGATACTAATCTTCCTCTTGCTCTTGTATCTACTTTACTAGTAGAACTTGTAATTGTAAATGGGCCAAGAGGTGAACTAGATGCAGTATTATTTGGATAATTATTTAATAGTAAAGTAATTTTTGAATTACCTGTTAATACTTTAAAATCAGGTATAAATCTTTTTACAGACATAAAGACTTCTCCATCTCCTTTATAATCAATCGTGCCGGTTCCTCCTCCAAAGGGACTTTGTCTTGCAGTAATATCAAAGTCTCCTGATTGAATAAATGCATCAATAGAGGTTGTACCTGAACTGTTAATTTGATCAGTTCCTTTTTCATGTTCGTAATAAATAGATGCTCCAAATTTATTTGTAATTCCTTGTATCGGAAAATTAGGTGTAGCACCTTTGTCATAATCAGTTGCGTAAGGTAAATCATAGATTCCTTGATCAATATAGCTTGATCTATCAAGTGAACTTGTAGTCCAGATATTTTCTCCATAATTATATACTACACATCTATTAACTTGTTCTGAACTTGCTGAAGGATAAAACCAATTTATTTCATTATATAAACTATTATGTTCACAATAAATTAATTGACTAGAACTATAATTTACACCTAAATTATCTCCAGTAGTTGTAAATACAAAATCTTCTACTAAACATGGTAAAGCTTTTACAGTACCATCAAAAACAAAAAAACCACCTTCACCCGACATCCAAAATACTTTACCATCAGAATAACTTATTGCGTTCTGTCCTATTAAACCACAGTTAGTACCAACTTGTCTTACAGAAAAAGTAAACGGTGGACCAACATATTGAATTACATATGCAGATGTATCTGTTAAAACTAATGTATAATCTTTACCTGATACTGCTCCCATAATTTCATTACCTTTATCTAATCTAAATGTTCCTGCAGTATTTGTTGCAGTGGGTAAGTACGTATTTAAATCTTCTTGGTTTGAAAATCTAATAAACATTGGATCTTGAGTTGTTGCATTACCAATAGTTGTTTCAGTTCCAAAATGAAATAAATGTCTATCTCTATCAGATACTTGCGTTAATATTGTAGCAGTTGGATTACTACTTGTTGGAATACCAGAAGTAGTTGTAGATGCTCTAACAGTCCTCGGATTACCTGCACCTGCATTCCATGTAAATGTTTTACCATTACGAATAGTTGCAACCAACACTTGACCAAAATTATCAAGAGACCATAAACCAGGATCTAAGGTTACATTACTAGTTGCACTTGCAGTTCCCCATGTACTTGATCCCCATGTAGATGTACCCCATCCTAAACCAGAAGTTTGAAACGTTGGTCCTACTATTTCATATGGATCAATTTGAGCAGACCCTGTTCCACTACTAGCACCTGCTGAGTTTGTTGGCATAGTAATTTGAAATGTATTATTTGTTTTGTTTAATACTTCAAAAGTATTTCCAGTGAAATCTGCTATTGCATAACCTGAGCTTGTTGGAACAGTTACACTTGAAAATGTTATATATCTTCCATCTAATAAACCATGTGAAGTTTTATTAACCGTGACTGTTGCTGATCCAGAGGTAACTGTAAAAGTAGCTCCTGCAATAACGTCATTATCTAAAGGAGAAATATCAAAAAACTCACCTTCATAATATAAAAATAAACCTTGTGATGTTCCAATTGCTACGTATTTTTCACCTGCAATAGATGTGAAAGCATGTTGTGCTCTTGCTGCACCTGGTAATGTATTATTTGAATTAGTGAGTTGACTCCAGCCACCTATTTTTTCAGGCAGTCCGTATCTAAATCTAACAAAATCTCCATCGACCCACTGTGATTCACCACCTGAGTCTGTGACCATTTTATTAAAACCAGGTTTGAAAAAAAGTTTTTGTAGCATACTTTAAAATATACCAGTTTGTTTGTTATAGCAAGTTGTCTTATCTAGCTGGAGTTGGTATACCAGTTGACGTTACAAAAGGGTTTTCAGCAAAAGCCATATACATATATGTTGAACCAGAACCATTAATAGCAGCAGAAGAGTTTCTCCATTTAAAACCATTGCTTACAAAATCTATCGCATCATAGTTTCCTTCAGCTGCAGAATCATCTGGAAATAAAGCATTATCCATTTCATTAAATGTATCTCTCGTGGTATCGTAAATTCTCCATGAGTTACCAGATGCACTAATTCTTTTCATCATAATAAAAGCTGGTTTAAATCCTGTATAAACAAATGTTCCATCACTACTTCCATTTCCTGTGTATCTTCCTATTTTTGAATAACCTTTAACACTATGAAAACAGTAGGCTATAAAATCTTCGCCTGATTGATTTGTGTCAGCATAACTTCCATTTGCTATAGTAAAAACTGAGCTTGTAGGTGCTGTGTTATTAAATGGATTGCTATTTGCATTTTCTCCGCCAGTATCAAAACCAAGACTATAATCAAATCCATTACCAGATAAAGCCGTACAACCAATTTTCCAACCAGCAGTCCTATCTCTATTTTTAATAATTAAAAGATCTAAAGGTTGAGTTAAACCATGACCAACTGTATTATTAGAGTTTCCTGTTCCTGTGTATCCTACAACACTAAATCCAGCAGTAGTGTTTGCAGATACAGTTGAAGTTATTGCACCATCTGAGTTTGATGAAGTTCCATTAGCAGCTAACCAATTCCATGTTACGTATGTTCCACCACTAGTATTAAAATCCGAGCTGTCTGTTCCTACTACATATCCATCACCAGTAAATGATTCTATTAAATCTTGCGTACCTTCAGCACTTGTGCTTTGTTGAGATAAAACTTTTCCAGAAGCTCCAAAACCTCTAACAACATCTGCTGTTTTATGACCTGCTACAGCATTTCTTCTTTTAACCCAAACCCAATCTGCTTGAAAATCCATTCCTGATAATGTTACATTACTTCCTGTTCCTGTATAAAGTAAGGTATTAAAATAATCGTCTGATTTATCTATTGGTGTGTAAGCCATTATCCATACTCCGCTAAGTTTTTTGTGTTAAGTGCATAAAAATTTTTTGAACTTCCATCAAATGTACCAGCACTTGGGTCGTATTCAAAGTTTCCATAACCATTTGGATCAGAATTACCTGATGAAATTGTATAAGTTGGATTACCAAAATTAACTTCCCAAGTAGATGAATTTGATGACGTACCATCAGCAACACAAGGATGGTAAACTCCAGTTGGAACACTTCCTGGATCAGTTATAGATACTCCAGTTCCACTATTTTGTATTGTTCCATTTTTTGCAAAATATAATTTATTGTTATCTAAATCTAAATACATGCCCATTATGTCTCCTGTAGTATATGTATTTCCATAAGAAGAACCACTGGCATTATTATAAACTTGTCCATCAGATGATTTATAACCCCATTGATAAGCGTCATTAGCATCTCCTGTTCCACCACCTCCAGCTAAAAATGTTGTATTATCTGCTGGTTGTTCCGATGCAATACCAATATAATTATGGTCTGCCGCATTTGTTAGTTTTGCTTCCATGTACCATTTACCTTGACTTAAACCAAATGTTGAATTTGACCAATAATATTGACTAGCAGTTGAAGGTGTCCATTTTAAATTACCTTCTGTAAAAGTTGATGAAAAAGTTGGTAATAAACTATTTAATGTTGCAAAATTATTTGTACAAGTATCAGTAGTTTGATCTATTGCTGTAAGATTACTAACTGTAAAGTCATTACTATTACCAGAAGTATCATCTCCTAAAGCTGAAGAATCTTGAAATTGTAAATAATATCCGTTAGTTCCAAAAGTTAAACCAGATACATCTATAGGTTTCCATATCCCACTATCACTATCAAATTCTCCAAATGATGTTGGGTCTAGTTGTTGTCCATCTATATATACTGATTCTGCTAAATAACCTTGTAAATATCCTATACCACCACCTTCTCCAACTCCAACAGCTTGAGTTGATAAATCTACACCTAAATTTGCATTTTGTGATGGTGCACTATTTGTATCAAATACAGTTTCCAATACTCCATTTACATACATTTTTATTCTGTCATTTGCTGTTCCTAGTGTTGTATCTACTGCAACAACAATATGATACCAAGCTGAAACATCTCTAAATTTTGCAGTTGTAATTTTTCTAGCAGTTGTACTTCCTTCGTAGTTAATAAAATCAAGTCTATCAGTACTTAAAAAAGAAATTGCACAATAATTACTAGAATTAGAATAGAAACCTTGCATTATATCAAAGTTACCTACTGTTGACCTTTTTACCCACACACTATGAGTAAATTTTTGTTGGCTAGTAGGTGTTCCATTACTTCTTGTTAATTTATCGCTACTAGGCTCATTAAACCTTAATGAGTTATCTACTTCATAACCCCCTGCCGATTGGTTTCCTCCAACTATTAACACGTTAGATTACCTCCTCTGGCCACTCTCCTAAAGGTCTTGTATACACAGGATCTTGTTCTGTTCCTGTGTTAGTATATTCATATAATGCTTTAAGTGCATCGACATTTGCTGCACCATCTATTGCAGTTTCCATTTGATTTGATTTAGTTCTAACTGCTGCTCTATACGTTGTAATATCTGCAGGTACAGTATAATCAGCAACTTCAGTTGCTTTAACCACATACCAATCTGTTTTAGCAAGTAATCCTGCAGCTTGATTTTTTACAATTCTTTTCTTTTCAGTTTTTAAACCATAGTTAATAACTTGAACACCATCTTTTAAAACATTATTTCCATCTTCATCAACTGCATTTTCATCTACTAATCTTTTAGCAGTTGCAGTTTCCCAAGATTCTGTAACTTGATTGTTTGCAAATGCAATAGTTGAATTTGTATTTATATAATATTCTGTGTCTTTATAATTTGTTTTGTCAACGATAACTTCATATATACCAATAGCCTCTTTTTCTTCTTTAGACCATTTAGTAAATATATCTCTTGGATATTGTGTATCATTTAACACAAATCCTTTTGCATGACTAAATGTTTTTATTATTGTTTCATCTTGTACTAATACCCACATAATTTTTCTCCTAACTTAATATTAAATTCAATGTTGTTCCAACCTCTAACCACTTTGTACCATTATATCTAAAAACAAACAAGTCTCCTCTATTAGCAGTTGTTGTTAAAGTTGGTGCAGTGTCCCCACTAAATTCATATACAGCATTCCAAGTTATTGTTCTTGAACCTGTACCATCTTGTATTACCAGTAAAGAGACGAATTGTCCAGTAGCACCTCCACTTGGTGCTGCAATTGTTCTATTACCAGCTAAAGTTACTTTTGCAACAGGAGCTGTATTTACAGCCCAATCTATAGTTGTTGCATCTGTTAAAGCAACTTCTGGGTTATAAACTGCATCATTAAATTTAACTAATCCAGTTCCTTTTGTACTAATATTTAACCCTACATTAGTATCTCCTCCTTCTACGGATAAACCAGGGTTATCACCTGTTGCAGAATTAGTCATTTCAAAATAATTAACAGCTGATCCTATTTTTTGAAAAATTAATTGTTCATTATCTGAGTCATCTGTAATTCCATGTGCATCATCAAATTTTATATTAAAAGAATTAGTATCTAAATTTCCTCCTAATTCAGGAGAACTATCTTCTAGGATATTAGAAATTAGTCCTGTATCTACAACATTTGTACCATCAGAATAAACTATTTTAGTTGTTTTTTCTGTAGCTCCCCAAGTAACTCCTGTTCCTGAACTTGTTTTAAAAGTTACAGTATGTGCTCCTGTTGTTGAATTAAATACAATATAAGTTTTTTCAATACTATCTGGTATAACTACATTAACATTTCCAGAAATAGTTCCTGTTAATTTTAAAACTTGGTTTTTACCATTTGATAAAATACCATTTGAAAAAGTTAAAGTTGCACCTGAAGTAATTCCAACTGCATCATAACCACCAATTGCTTGTTCTAAAATTAATAAATTAGTATTAGTAAACTGACCCCAAGTTCCTGAATTTTCTCCGGTTTGTTGTACAGTTAATTTTAAATTAGCTGAAGTTGCATTTGCCATATTTTAAATTCCTTAAAATTTCATTATATTTATATTTTTACTCTAATCAAGCTACTTCTTTCCAACCTGGAGGATCAATAGGAGCACCTCCTGTATTAACTTCAGTCCATACTACATTTTTAACACTATTTAATGACATAGTCATTTCAATTCCTGTTAATATAGCTAATGAATCTGGTGCTGTTGCAGTACCTTCCTGCATAGTCATTATCTGACCAGTTACATCTATTAAACTATTAGCATCTGCAACTGCTGTACCAAGTGCAGCTGTCATAGGTAAAGCTGTTACAGTAACATTAGCATCTGCTCCAATTGTTACAGAATCTTCTTGCATGGTCATTGCTTGACCAGTGATAGATACATTTGCAGCACCTGTAATAGCAACAGAACCTAAATTAGCAGACATTGCTATTCCAGTTACATCTTCTGTTACAACATCTGTAAATGCTTGAGCAGTGCCTAAGGCAGATGTCATTGCTATTCCAGTAACACTGGTATTACCCTCTGCAGTTACAGTGGTAGAACCTAAGTTAGATGTCATTGCTATTCCTGTTGGCAATGCGATAACACCTGCAAATATACTAACTGTACCTAAGTTAGAAGACATTGCTTGACCTGTTACAGAAACATCTACATCAATTACGACTCCTTCGTTACCTTGATTAAGAGCAAGAGCTTGACCGGTTACAGCTACAATTGGATTTTCTACAATTGCAGCGAAAGGCGATTCTGAAAAAGAATTAAATGCAAAAGCCATAGTCTAGGCTCCTGTTTTATTTTCTTTTAGTTTTTCTTTAGGTAATTCTTTTTTAAGTAATTCAGAATAATGTTTTTGTAAAACTTCTAAATCAGTAAATTGAATATTTAACTGTTGTTTTTGAGCAATAATGTTTTGTAATTTTTGTAAATATAATTTACCTTCATTTGATAATTTTTCACTATCATATTCTTTTTTATCAAAATTAAAATTCATATATATCCTAACTTACTGTTAATAATAAGTTTCTACCTACTTCTAACCATTTACTTCCATTATATCTAAATACAAATAAATCTGCTTTATTAGCTGTTGTTGATAATGTTGGTGCTGTATCAGCTGCAAATTCATACACAGCGTTCCATGTTAATGTTCTCGATCCTGTTCCATCTTGAATAACTGTAATAGAAGCAAATTGACCTGTACTTCCATTTGATGGAGCAGCCATTGTTCTGTTACCAGCTAGTGTTACTTTACACACTGATTGAGTTGACATATTCCAGTTAATAGTTGCACCATCTGTTAAAGTTGTTTCTGCGATATAACCTTTATCAGTTACTAATGTTCCATCAATATTCAAACCTGTTGTAAATGAAGCTGCTCTAGTTGATCTTGTAATTTCTAAAACAGGATGAGCGGTCGATGAATAATAAACACCAAGCACTGCAGTTGCATCACTATCAGCAAAACCAAGATATGTTCCAGCTGCTGTTGGAGAAACAGCTGCACCAAATAAGGTATTAACTCCATCTGTTGATGGGGTAGCTACGTTTAATGGAAATGCTGGAGTAACACCTACTCCTAATTTAGATCCATCAAAAATTAAATTTGCTTCTGCATTCATAGCATCTGTGCCAGTTGCAGTAACTATTCTATTATTAGAACCATTGGACATGAAATCGGATACATCAACAGCGACTGTATCTGCTGCTACATCGATACCTGTACCAGCACCAACGTTAAGTGTAACAGAACCAGAAGCACCGCCTCCTGTTAAACCAGATCCTGCTGTAACTCCTGTAATGTCTCCAGTATTAGTAGTATAACCAGCATCATTATTAAATCCTGAGTTATTAATATTACCTTTAGTTAATTTTTTCTGATTATTAGAAGAATCAATTACAGCAAAAAAATCTCCATCTCCATCTGAAGTAGAAGTTGATAATTCTGATAAATCGACATTAAGTGTAACATCTCCTGAAGTTCCACCACCATCTAATAATGTTCCAGCAGTTACACCGGTTATATCTCCAACTGTAGGTGTTTGAAAAGATGGTTGTGCTCCAGCTCCTCCTGAAGTTAAAACTTGACCAGAACTTCCTGTTGCTATTGCAACTGGATTTCCTGAAGCGTCATAAGAAATAATATTACCATCTGTACCTGATGCCATTTCAGCTAATCCAACAGCATTGTCAGCGATCTGAGCTGTGTCTATAGCATTGTCTGCCATTAAGGCATTCGTAATTTGATCATTTGCAATGTGGGCTGTGTCTATTGAACCGTCAACGTATTGATTGCTGTCGACACTGTTCGCTGCCATTTTGGCAAGCGTCACATTAGAATCTGCTATCTTGGCTGTCGTTACTGCACTGTCTTGAATTTCTGCTGTTGCTACACCTGAATCTTTAATTGTTATTGCTCCAGAACTAGCTGCAAAGTTGTCTGAGCTAAATGAAGCAGCTCCTTTTGCAGATGTAGAAGCATCTGCTAGATTGATTGTGACATCACCTGAAGATCCACCACCTGTTAAATTTGTACCTGCTGTAACACCTGTAATGTCTCCAGTAGTTGGAGTTTCAAAAGTAAGTGTTCCAGAACCATCTGTTGTTAAAACTTTACCTGCTGAACCGTCTGCAGTTGGAAAAGTATACGCACTATTAAAAGTAATTGCACCTGCATTTGTTCCTGAAATCCAAGTTGTAGTTGTTGAACCATCATGTCCAGCAATTTTTAATTGTCTATCTCCTGTTGCACTATCAGCATCAACAGTTCCAATAATTACGTTACCAGCACCACTTGTTATATTGTCTCCACCATCATAACCAATTAGAATGTTGTAATCACCAGAACTAACTCCTCTACCAGAATCTCTACCAACCGCAACGTTAAAAGCACCACCATTTAAAACATTTAATGAATTAGCACCTACGGCTACATTATATCCACTATTAGTATCAGCCATAGTTCCACTTAAAGCACCAGAACCTATTGCCGTATTATCAGGAGCGCCAGTAATTGCATCTCCAGCTTGAGCACCAATTAAAGTATTATTACCAGCAGTTGTTAAACTTGTTCCAGCATCACTACCTACTGCTGTGTTTTGATCTCCAGAAGTAATTGCATCCAAAGCCGCAATTCCAACTCCTGTATTATCTTGTGCTGATGATAAAGTTCCAGTTGTTGCATGGCCAATCAATAAACTATCTGCAAAATTAGTACCTTCTAATTTACCTGGCACAAATCTACTTGCAGGAAGGGTACAGAAAACATCTTTAGTGCCCGCAGAAAAATCTACTGCTGAATCACTATTAGATGATGATAATATAGTATCTCTTGATAATGTATCGGGTGAAGCATCGGTAACAGTTCCTTGACCAACTTCAAATTCACCATTGCTATTTACAATAGAATAGAAAGTTGTGTTACTATTTCCAATTCCTGCAACAAAGGTCTCAAAACCTGTTGCTGCTCCTGCTAAATTTATTGTGCCCGTACCTGTACTTGTAGAGGTTTCTCTTACCCTATCATTTACAACTAATGCCATTTAGTTCTCCTATTAACCAGAGATTCTTAATATAGCTGCTGAAGTCGTTGCTGCCGGAAACTGTATTGTAAAAGTTCCCGAAGTAGCTGTTTTATTTCCTCCAAAATCTAAAACTGCAACTGCTGCATTAGTAACTGCAGAAGATGTGTTATAAATTAATGCACCTCTAGCTGTCAACGTTACACCTGTAAAAGATAAATCCGCAAAGTCAACGAATGCAACACCTTTACCAGTTCCGGTTCCGATGTTTGCACTTTGACCTGTTAATGGATCACCGCCTGCTGCGTAAGTACCTGTGTTTGCTACTTCATTACTTGAAGAGTAAGCTGTAGTTGTTGAGTTTAGAGTTGCTGAAGAAGTAAAAAGAGCTAGCTTAAAAACATCACCACCAGATGATTTAAAGTTTACATCACCTTCTAGTAATTGTTTTTTGAAAGCATTTGCGATCGCTTGTGTTATAGCCATAATTTTCTCCTAGTTTATTTTCCACCGACTCGAGGAACACCTGATTGATATTCATCTCGTCTTCGTCTCCCCATTTGTTCTACTGAGAAGCCTTCTAATACTTGTTTATACTTTCCTTCGTATAATTGCAAGAGATCATTTGGCCCCTTTAAAAAAGAATATGCTTCAGCCAGGCATGCATATAAAAGTCCGTTGGGAAAATACTTACTGATATATGTTTGTGTATTTGTACTAGATAAACCGGCATCTTTCAAGATATAATTAAGTTGAATTGTGTAAGTAGCATCAGGGGTAGGTGCTACAACTATTTTTTGCTCATCCCATAAACTGTAATATTTTGGCACACCAGAAGCTCCTGTTGGATTATATTCTGACATAAAACTTGTATCTCTATATTCTAAAAATTCTCTATTATCAGGGTTAGAACTTCCATCAGAATCTACTATTTGAGCTGATCTAATAATTAATAAATCTGCTGGTCTATCTATAAATCTATCTGAAGTTACTAAACTAGCTGTTGCATATCTTCTATTATTATCAGAATCTACATCTCTAAATATTCTAAATTCAGCATCACTAATTATTCCATCAACAATAGTAGATGTTAAAACATTTGAATCTACTTCTGTGTAATCTCTAATTTTTTGTATTAATTCTGCGTATGTCATTATGGTGTTAATGTAACTGGACCTGCAGTTACAGACATTCCTCCAAAGTTTCCTGTTACTGTTGCAGTGCTTCCACTGCTAAAACTATAACTATTTGTATTAATAACTGTTATACTAAATCCTGCAGAATTTTCAAACACTGTATAAGCTAGTCCTCCAGGACTTCCGTCTACATTTCTAAGAACAACAGTATTTCCGGTTGTTCTACCATGACCAGGTTCTGTAACAGTTACAGTACTTGAACCTGAAGTTAAATTTAATGGATTTCCAGGTAATAAATTTTCTGTTGCAGGTTCAACTCGAGCAGGTCTTGCATATTGTAAACCTTGTGGATCAGCAACAGTTGGTTTAGGATTTAACTGTGGTTGCTTTGGTTCAAATTCAGATGTATGTACACGTGAGCCATTCCATTCAACAACCATTTCTTTGTATGGAAAAGCCATACCTGAACGATCTGAAATAAATTGTGCGTATTTTCCTTTAGATAAATTAGACATTTGGATAATAAGTTTGTGGAGTTATAAATGTACTTGAAGAAGAACCATCTTCTTCTAAAGCTCTTTTTAATTCATCTTCATAAAGTAATTTCATTTGTTGAACTAATTCTGGTTTAAATTTTTGTGATAAATAATAAGCTAATCCTGATACCATACAAGGTACAAATCTATATGGTACATCTGCATTGTTTGTATAGTTTCCTGCATCCTGAATCCGGCTTACATAATAATAGTTAATAAAGTTTCCGGCTTCAGTGGATCCTGGAGTTAGATATAAAGTAATAGTTACTTTATCAATAAATCTTTGTACAAAATATTGTGTTGGAGTTCCTGTGTCAGTTTTTGATGAAAGACCTTGATAACCTGATCTATTAATTTTAGTTAAAGAAAAATCAACATTATCTGAATTTCTATAAACTGCTTCTAGTATATCATCTACACCATAAACAGCATTTGGACTTGAAGTTCCATCAGCTGTTGATCTAAACATTGTATAAGTTGATTGACCATCAACTAATGTAATTGAATTATTTTTTACTTCCCAAAAATGAAGACCTCTATTACCCCATTCTTGAAACATTATATTTAAAGAACGTCTTGCTGTTTTTATATCATTACCAGAATAATCAAATCTACCTATTCTTTCATAGGCTTCCGTGATTATATCATCGATAAAAAAATTCGATTCAAAAGTTGTAATTCCTGAAGTTGCCATTAAGCTCCTGTTATAGTTACTGTAATGCTTCCACCTGCTCCTGCTAAATTATAAACAATACCATTTTCAAATTTAATACCTGAACCTGGAATATAAACTTCTAATCCTTCAGTTCCATACTTATAAGTAGCTACTGCTGTTCCTGGCGTTGATGCATCTGCTGAATCATAAAAAATAATTGTAGATGATGCTATACCTAATCCTTGGATAGAAGTAATTCTAGTTCTACCTGTTCTAGCTAAAGTGTTAGCTCCCACTGTTGTCACATTTAATGTTTTCTGATCTGAATCCATTTTGTCTCCTTACTTATCTATTAATACGGTTGATTTAGCACTAGTAATAGCACTACAAGTCATTCCAGATTTAAATAAAATTCCATCTTCAGGCATGTTAAAAGTAAAAACATCTCCTGGAGGAACTTCTGCCGTAAATTGCGTTCCACTGATATCTTGTAAAGTTATTGATCCTGTATCAGTAGTAGTTGTTGTGTTGGAAAGAATAATTCCTCTTAGTCTTGTTCTTCCAGCAAACACTTGACCTGTTGCTGTTATTTGAATCGCTTTTACATCTGATCTCATATTTGATTCTCCTAAAATATTTATGTGGGGCCGAAGCCCCACACTAATTATTTATTAAGCTGCCCAAGCAAATGCGCCTTTAACTGCTAAAGGATCTTTAGACGAGTCAAGACCTACATGCCAAAAGCCATCTTCTGTACAAGAGAAATATAAAATACATCCAATTGAAAAGAAGTTTGTAGTGGCGTTAGCGGCTGTAAAAACTAATGAACCTTCACCTGCTGTTGATGTATCATAAGAAACATTATCAGCTGCTCTAGTTTCAATTAAAGAACCTGTGTACCATGCATCAGTTCCTAAAGCATCGAAAGTTAAAGTGTTTGTTCCACCAGTAGTGTCTACTCTTTGAACGTAAGCACATTTAGTTCCTGCGATAGCACTAGGTAAAGTCATTGAACAAGCTGCTGCGCCTGTAAAGTTTACCGTACTAACTTGACCACCTGGTAAAGCAACTCCAGCTCCTGCAGAAACTGCAGCGTGAGTCATACCTTGAAAATCAAATTTTACGTTTAGGTAGTTAGGTGTATAAACACCTGTTGATAGGTTTTTTACTACAGACTGGAATCCGTTTTCGGATCTTACCGGTCCTGTAAATGTTGTATTAGCCATATTAATATCCTCCTAGATATTTTAAATGTAGTCCCTAGGGGTTGTCGACTATACGCGTCTACATTTATGTTTATTATTTATGTATAGTAATTAATTACTACACTACTTTTAAGTAGAGTGCAAGAGAGCCTGTAATGTGGAGTGAATTTTTCCAACGATGTAGCTTTTTATTAAGTAGCTACTGAAACTGTAGGAGCGATAGCCTCGACTTTATTCTGCAAATGAGCTTCTTTTGCTTCTGCAGACTTAATATGTAAAACAATCTTTTTTACTTCGTCGTCTATCCTCACCATATCAAGAGTATATTTACCCTCGTTAAGATGTTCTTGCTCCCATTTGAGATCCAGTGATTTTTTCTTGTTGTAAAGATCCTGGATGTGTGGTTGCATCGTCATATATAACTTCCTCATAAGTTATTCTATATCTCTCAGATCCAAACATTTTGTCTCCGAGATTTTCCCATTTTATAACATTTTGTCCTAGTTTGTCAACTATGGCTTGTTCAAGGGAAACTGCATCATCATTAGATGATACTTTAAATTTTGCGTAATGATTGTAAGCGATTATGGTAACTATAAATTTTTTCATGGATTTGTTATCTTACTTTCTAAATGAGGCGGAACTATGTCCGCCTCAAATATTTTAATTAGTGATTAAACACCTTCAACACCGAAGATACCTCTATAGTCAGAAACTCCAA